TTAGTGACTCAGGCGTAGATGGTCTAGGTCTTGAAATCAGACAACTTATTAAAGGAAAAGAAATTGACCCACAAAAACTTATTGAGATGCAAACTGCTATCAACGAAATGGAGGCAAAGCACAGAACAATCTTTGTAGCCGGATGGCGTCCTTTCATAGGCTGGGTGTGCGGGATAGCCCTTGCGTATAACTTTATAATAAGAGATATGCTAGTATGGTATATGGGAGCTGCTACAGCGCCGCCTGCTCTACAAATGGAACATCTTATGACAGTACTTATTGGTATGTTAGGACTTGGTGGTATGAGAACGTTTGAAAAATTAAATAATAAATCTAATTAAATGGCACAATCAATGTCTGCTCTTCGCTACGAGAAACCAAAAACTCGTAGACCAGGAGTTCACGCAAAAACAAAATCTTCTAAAGTAAAATCTTCTAAGTATTACCAAAAAAAATACCGAGGTCAAGGCAGATAAATAATTTATATCTTTGTATTAATTAAATTTAATCAAATGGATATTAGAAAAGTCTCAGTAGGTGCTGATTATAAATCAGGAGCTATGCACTATATAGTAGGACAAGAAGTATTAGGGAAGAATTACATTATACACTTAATACAGTACGATAAGGAATCTAAAGGTTTTAAAATTTGGATTCAACATAAAGATGAAATACTTTTATGGAAGGAGTTCAACGTCAACATGCCAGTATCAATCGAATATAATATAAACTTTTAATGAGGTCACCTTTTTATTTTATCGTTAAGCCAGTAGATGACAAGCGATACAACAATACTAAAAATGTAAGTGGGATTGAGCTCATCACAAGCACATCAGAGGAGAATCACAAAGCATCTAATCGTGAAGGAATTGTAGAGGCTACCCCATTAGGATATACTGGAGAGATAAAGGTAGGCGATACGCTTCTGGTTCATCACAACGTATTTAAGTTTTATAATGACATGAAGGGAAGAAGGCAGAGTGGTAAGAGTTATTTTAAAGATAACTTGTTCTTTATAGAGAACGACCAGTTCTTTATGTACAAGCAAGATGGTCAGTGGCATTGTCACGACAGGTATTGTTTTGTAAAGCCTGCAGCAAAAGAAGAATCGTTTATAATGAAACGAGGACAAGAAGAACCTTTGATTGGTTACATGAAGTATCCAAACAAATACTTATTATCTAAAGGAGTTAACAAGGGAGATAAGATATCTTTTAAACCAGAGAGTGAGTATGAGTTTATGGTAGATGATGAGAAGCTATATAGAATGTATGACCACCAAATAACCATGGTATTATGAACTCTGAAGAATTAAAAAAAGAAATTATACACGCAGGGCGTAGAGCTGTAGAGCAACTAATAAAGGTAGCGAAAGAAGATATTATAAAGCCAGACCCAGACGATGAGCTGGCGGCAGATAGGCTAAAGAACGCAGCAGCAACTAAGAAGCTTGCTATATTTGATGCGTTTGAGATACTAAATAAAATAGATTCAGAGGAAGAAGTAATCAACTCTGGAGGACACGTAGATAAAACAAATACAAAACAAGGGTTTGCTGAACGAAGGTCAAAATAAACTATATCAAGAATTAAGTAATTATATTCCATCCGGTGTATTTAAAAAAAAGAATACAAGTAAAACGTGGCTCTATGGGTACAATGAAAAATATGATTTTGTTGTAGTATCTAAAACAGGTCGAATAGGAAAAATTATTAGTATTAATGGTTTGGTTATAGGTATTCCACCAGAACCAAAAGAAGTATATAAAAGAGGTAAGGAAAAAAAAGATCAATACTGGGAGCGTGAAGAGTTGCCTAGAGATTTAGCTCGTATAAATTCTATATTTCAATGGAACGAAAGACCTTCTGCGTTTAAAAACAAATGGGTTGACTATATAGAGGCTGAGTTTGATAGAAGAGAGTTAGGTTATTGGTTTTACAATAATGGTAAACCAACATATATGACGGGCTCACATTATGTGTATCTGCAGTGGACAAGTATTGATGTAGGATATCCAGACTTTAGAGAAGCAAATAGAATATTTTTTATATACTGGGAAGCTTGTAAAGCTGATAAAAGATGCTTTGGTATGGATTATTTAAAGATAAGACGTTCAGGTTTTTCTTTTATGGGGTCTTCTGAGTGTGTAAACACAGGAACTCTGGCTAGAGATTCAAGAGTTGGTATACTATCTAAGACTGGTTCAGATGCTAAGAAAATGTTTACAGATAAAGTTGTTCCAATCGCTAACAGGCTGCCGTTCTTTTTCAAACCAATACAAGATGGTATGGATAAGCCTAAAACAGAATTAGCATTTAGGATTCCTGCGTCTAAGATTACAAAAAAAAATATGCATGAGGTGATGAACGAAGAACTCACAGGTCTTGACACTACCATTGACTGGAAAAATACGGATGATAACTCGTATGATGGTGAAAAGCTTTTGCTTTTAGTTCATGATGAATCAGGTAAGTGGCTTAAACCAAACAACATTCAGAACAACTGGCGTGTAACCAAGACTTGTTTAAGACTAGGTAGTAAGATAATAGGTAAGTGTATGATGGGGTCTACTTCAAATGCGCTTAGTAAAGGTGGGGAAAACTTTAAACGTTTGTTTGAGGATTCAGATTTAAAGACTCGTAATGCAAATGGTCAGACTAAATCAGGACTGTATAATCTATTTATTCCTATGGAGTGGAACATGGAAGGATTTATAGATAGGTTTGGTATGCCTGTATTTAGAAAGCCAGAGAAAAAAATTAGAGGAGTAGATGATGAGTGGATAACAAATGGAGCTATAGATTATTGGGAGGCAGAGGTAGAGTCATTAAAGAAGGATGCAGATGCGTTGAATGAATTTTACAGACAGTTTCCTAGAACCGAGTCACACGCATTTAGAGACGAAAGTAAGTCATCACTTTTTAACTTAACAAAGATATATCAGCAGATAGATTATAATGATTCTCTTATTATGGAGCATCACGTAACAAGGGGTAGGTTTTACTGGAAAGACGGAATCAAAGACTCAGAAGTTATATGGACGCCAGATTCCAGGGGAAGATTTAAAGTATCATGGACTCCTAAGAAAGGTTTAAATAATGCTAAGGTTACTAAACATGGTGTGTTCTTTCCATCCAACGAGCATATTGGCGCATTTGGATGTGACTCGTATGATATATCAGGAACAGTTGGAGGAGGAGGTTCTAACGGAGCGCTTCATGGTTTAACCAAATATAGTATGGCAGAAGCTCCTAGTAATGAGTTTTTCTTAGAATATGTGGCTAGACCACAAACAGCAGAGATATTTTTTGAAGAAGTATTAATGGCTTGTGTATTTTACGGTATGCCAATACTGGTTGAGAACAATAAGCCAAGACTGTTGTATCACTTTAAAAACAGAGGGTATAGAGGTTTTAGTATGAATAGACCTGACAAGCATTACACTAAACTATCGAAGACAGAAAAAGAACTTGGAGGTATACCAAATACATCTGAGGATATTAAGCAGTCTCATGCTGCCGCTATTGAGTCACACATAGAAAAATACGTTGGCTTAGATTTAGATGGTGGGTACAGAGCTGGAGACCAAATGGGTAGCATGTATTTTACTAGAACATTAGAAGATTGGGCTAGGTTTGATATAAGCGCTAGAACTAAGTTCGATGCTAGTATTAGTTCAGGGTTAGCCATTATGGCAAATCAAAAACATGTATATCTACCGCAGAAAAAAGAGTCAAAAATAAGTCTTAACTTTGCAACATATAATAACAAAGGAACATTAAGTGAATTAATTAGATGAAAGAGGTAAACATAAACATTTCATCAGTAGGATTCCCTAGTCAGTTTGTATCTGATGCTGAGAAAGCGACCGATGAGTTTGGGTTACAAATAGGACAAGCTATTCAATATGAATGGTTTCGTAAAGATTCTAATGGATGTCGATACTATAGTCAGTGGAGGGACTTTAACAGACTACGCCTATATGCAAGAGGCGAACAATCAATTGCAAAATATAAAAATGAATTAGCGGTAGACGGAGATTTGTCTTACTTAAATCTTGACTGGACTCCAGTACCTATTATTCCAAAGTTTGTGGATATAGT